GGGACAAAAAACCCCTGCCCCCTTTCAACTTTTGCCCAAGGCCAGAGGATTCGTAACTTCTTCAACCTCGTTCTCCTTGCGGGATATTTTGATGACGTTCACACGCATGGGCGGGCCGCTGGTTTTAGACAGTAAATCCTTCTTGGGGATATATGCCACCATGAATTTGGACTCCAACTGCTTTTTGAGCGTGGTGTAACCAAAGCTGTGATGAGCGCAGTACGACTTGAGTAAGCGCTCCTCGATGTAGAAGTCCACGTACCCTGCGGCCACGCCGTGCTCAATGCGCCCCATAACCTCGCTGCGGGTAGTGTGCTTGTCTATCGCGGTATCGTTTCCTAAGCTGGCTAAGACGCCAGCCTTATCGCCGTAGCGCACGATCACAAATTTGCCGTAGTACTCTTGCACAAAGCCGTTGACGATGTCCTCGGCGTCACGCTTGCCAGCCTTCATTGCGGCGCGGCTGATTTCTACTACCTTGCGGCAGCTCTCCAGCAACGGCTCAATAGGAACGTCCACGATGCCCGCATACTTACGACCAAAGTGAATAGCCGCGCTTGCCATGCAAGCGATGCCAGCCATCCAAAAACGCTCGTCGTTGGGCGCGTTGAAGTACTTGTACATGCGTGTGATGGTCTCAGGGACGAACTCCGACAGCTCATCCACATTGTTGACCATGTAGCGAACCCAAGCATCTCCGGCCACAGCGTAGTTCTTCTGGATTGACTTGATGATCTCCACCTCGTCAGCGTTCCACTCGAGCTTCTCGTCCATGACCCACTCCAGTAAGCGGCGCAGTTCACCTTCAGAAGAGTGCTTGCGAGCGCCCGTCATGTAGTCAACCGCATGGGTATTGGAAGAAAAGATTGCGATGGCTTGCCAGATCGACAGGTTCAGACGCTCTTTGTTAGCGCCGGACTCCATACGCTCCTTGCCTCGGCCTTCGCTGACCGTCATGGTCATGCCGGGGAACCACTCGAAATCTTCCCGAGCTTTAGTTGTAATTTCATCGCTGATGAATGGGCCGCTGTGAAGCAGACCCAAGCGCTGTTGCATCGCCACAGGAGACGTGCCCGAGCCAGTGCGGTAGTGGATAGGATGCCCCCAGATAGAAGCAGCACCGTCCAGCGCCAAAGACTTACCCGTGCCTGACTCGGTTGAGCAGCAGTGAACAGTCAGGCCATACAGACCAGTGAAACGCATCAGCGGTGAGCCAGCACCCATGAAGATAACCGCCAAGTGATCCCACATCTCGCGAGCCACAAGCATCTTAATGAACTTAGCCCAAGTCTCTAGATCGCCAGTCAACTGCGTGTTGCTGGTCAAATTCTCAAGCCCCGGCATGGGGATGCGCACAGGTTCTTGGTCACGTTTGTAAACCATATTGGCGTGTACGAAGCTATCGTCTTTCTGCCAGCCGTAGTGCAGGGGCACTCGGATTGGAACGCGCTCGTCGCTCATCTTTGCCACTGATGCACGCACATAGTCGGCCAAATTCTTATCGTTGCCGGAGCCGAACGCAGACAGGATGTTCTGTGCAGCTAGTACCTTCACAGTCTCGTCCTTACTCACCATGGCCTTTTGGGGCATGATGATCTCTTGCGTGCCGTAGGTGCGGCAAGCCAGCAAGTGAACCACGTGTTCACCGTCAATATTCAAGATGTCCACAGGGAACAAGTCGAAAGGCAGCAACATAACTTGGCGCTTAATCTTGTTGCCGTCTGCATCCACGTCTTCCTTTTCTTGGAAGATGCCACCGCGCTGACCATAGGCGTAGCCTCGGGGTGGCTCGGGGCGTAGGATGCGCTCTGCTTCGCCGTCTTCGGTGTGAATCTCAACAATAGTAGGCTCGGTGACAGTCGCGATCTCGCGGCCCAGTGCCAACGGATTAGTGATCTTGCCCCAGTGTACACACGACGTACACACGCCGGGGTTTTCCGAATCAAACTTGGTACATGGGTACGGCCCTTTGATCTCAGCCAATTTTTGCCGCATCCTATCCTCAGTATAGGGGTGCAGCTTGCTCAGCCAGATCGCTGCCCGCTCGCCGTCTTCACACTTCTGAGCAATGCTCAGGTGCGCTCTCCACAGCGGCTCCATGCCGTCATCGGTTGCGTTCTCAACGTAGTACCTGAGTTGCTCACAGCCGTTACCGGCTTTAGTGGCCTTGAAGATTTTGCCAAACTTGGTCACGCTGTTCTCGAACAACTTGATGGCAGTTGGCTCTGCGCTTGGGCGGTGGCCCGGGAGCGCTAGCGTTGGGCCGCTTGGGGCTTTTACTTCGTAAGCTGTGCCGACCAGATGCTTGGTGACAAGCGCCTTGATGTCTTCGAACTCGAAATGGTCACCCTCGTTTTGGAACACGACCTTGGTCAAACCCCGAACCTTCTTCTTGCCCTTAACGCCGTTGTTCACGGTGTCAGGTACGCGCAGGACTCGGGACGCATCCGCGGTCACGGTCTGGTCAATGTCGAGCTTCTTTTGAAAGCACAAGCGCTTGAACGCTTCGGCCACAGGTTTCCACTCTTCAATGTCCACCGTCTCTTTGAACGGCCAGTAGGCGTGCACGCCCCCACCAGACGCGACCATCCAAGGGTTGCCCAGATCGGACAACCCAATCTCATCAGCAAAATGCATGATGGCGTGGACGGCGGCTTCGGCAGACGCGTAAGCTTTTTTAGAAATGACACCCGTTGAAGGATCGGGAATATCCTCGGGGTGATTGCAGTCGACGTCAACGGCCAGACACTTGACGTTGCGCACGTTGTCCTTGACGCGGGTTGCTTCCTCGCCAAATGTTCCAAGCGCAAAGTAAATGTCGTAACCGTTCTTCTTCCACAAGTCCAGCTTGGGGAGAGCTTCCTCAAGCTGGTCTACATACACGTGCTCTTTTTTCCTAGTAAGCTCTGCAAAGCAGTACTTACCGTTTCCCGGGGGCGGCAAAACCTCCGCTAGAAACTCAAGCGGTTGCATAGGTTACCTTCGGGTTGGATTAAGAGAAGTCGAGTTCTAGTTGACGTGGGTCTACGTATTTCTCTTCAAGCCAGTTCTTTTCTGTGCGGCGCAGAATTTCAGTAACCCAGTTGGCGGGCAACTTGTCAGCACCAATCAGGTGGGCGTAGTTTTTGAGTTCTTGGTTGGTGAGGAATTGAGGTTGTAGACTTTGCATATTCTGATCCATGCTTCTTTTGCAGTTGAGGATGTTGCCATGATGGAAGTCATCAGGTCAACGCGTTGTTGATAAGCGACGAAGACCTCGCCTCCGGCAAACCAGTTGTAGATGGTCTGGCGAGTCACGCCCAAGGCGTAGGCAAGTTTTGTCACAGGGAATTCCAAGTGCACAGCCCACCGACCGAGCGTACTACCCGGGGTGCGCGGTGCATCTCGTACGATTTGTTTTAGTTTCTCTGAGTAGGCCATAGTTGAATGGGGCGGCTTGCGCCGCCCTAAACTTTACTCGTCGTCCCAGTCCGACACAATGTCGGCTAGCTTGCTTTTAGCCGCAGGGACTGCGGTGGTCTTGGCCGCAGGCTTGCGCACTTCGGGCTCAGCCGCTTCCTCAACTTCAGCCACAGGGTATTCCTTGACAGCTTTCTTAGCCTTGGGTGCTGGCGCTGGTGCACGCGCTTCTTCCTCAGCCATTAGTTCGCCCATAGGACGTGTGCCAGCGATAGCCAAAGGCTTCACGCCGTCAGCCTGAGCAGCCGTCATGTTAACAGCTTGGGCAGCTTCCTCGGTCTCACCTTGCGACTTGACCACGGCGTACTCATCCTCAGTCAGCCAACGCACAGGGGCGAAGTGCAACTTGGGCGACTCAGCCTTGGTGTCGAACTTCATGCGGGTCACGATCTGCTCGGGGTTGATCGGAGGGTTTTGTACAGCCAAGTAGCGAACGAACGCTTGCAGGGGGCGCTTGTCGCCTTCTTCCTTACCGAACACCGAGGTGGCGGGCAGGGTCAGTTGCAACACAGAACCTTCTGGGTCGTTAGCCAGCACCACAGCCAAGCGCTGTTGGTAGCGGCAAGCGCGGCTGTTACCTTGACCCGAACCGGCTACGTTTTGTGGGCAGCTCATGCAGGTAGCGGCTTGCTTGTTGGCGGCTTTAGCGTCTGGGCGCTCACCGTCATTGCTCCAGCAGTCGGGCGCAGAAGCGGCGGCGTCCTTGTCGTAGGAACCAGCGTAGAAAATACGGCTGACTTTGGGTGCGGCCTTGACCACGACCACGTCGAGGTGGCGCTCTTCGATGCTAGCCACTTCTTTACCGCCAGCCATCAGGCGGAACACACCACCCTTGATGCTGATGCGCTTGGTTGTGTTGACTGTGCCGCCACCCATCAGGGCTTTGGCTGTGTCTGACAGCTCGTTGTTACGAGCAAAGGCGGGGACGGCTGCGCCGTTAAAGATTGCGATGTTACTCATTTGCTTGGCTTTCTTACAGTGATGTCGAACTCAGTCATTGAGTTCAAACCGGGGGGAACAAGGGTTGGGTTTTCTTCGAGAAAGTTTGCCATGTTAGTTTGCGCGATGCGTTTTTCCAATAGGTCAACTACTTCGTGCTCGATGACGAACCTCTTAAAGGAATCCCAATCTTGGGTGGAGTACCGAGTCTTTGTCACCAAAGAGACAGTACCGTATGTAGTTTGCACAGACTTGACGCCCATCGTCTTCATCTGATCCTTCATTGCAAACTTAATCTCTTCTTGCTGAGCCTTGAGCGTCTCCACTTGCGTGTCGTACTCTTTGGTCAGCGCGTCTATCTTCTCTCTAATTTTGCGGTAAACGTGCGCTAGTTTATCTAACGGCACTGCGGATTCTTGATCCATTTGCTTCTCCTGTATGGGTTAATTTTGTAAAGCGTTTGACAGTTTAACACTAGTTTTGCATCTTTGATAGCTCCTTTTAAGATTTAATTTCAGTATCGAACATCTGCGTTAGCAGGGCGTGGTCATCCACCTTGTTGACCAAGGCTTTGAACATCTTCTTCTCGATGGGCGAACCCTCGATGTGCACCACCGTCACCTTGTCAGAGTCCTGACCCTTGCGGTCAGCTCGGGCAATACACTGCACATACTGCTCGACGCTCATCAGCGGGCCGTAGAACACCACCGTATCGGCGGCAGTCAAGGTAATACCGTGCGCGGTAGCCTGCGGCTGCATGACGAGTACGCGGGGGTCAGGCTCGTTCTGGAACCTGCGGATGATGTCGGCTCGTTTGGGCGGTGTGATGTCGCCGTGGATGCACTCGGTTGCGTACCCCTTTTTGGTGAGGTGCGTAATGACGGTGTCGATGATGGATCGAAACAGTGCAAACACAATGACCTTGCGGTTGGTCTCTTCCAAGATTTCTTCAAGCACGCTCAGTCTTGGTGCAGAGTCGAACTCTACAATCTCTTTGTCCTCGGTGTACGCTGCACCACAACTGATCTGAAGCAACTTGCTGACTGCCGCCGCCGCGTTGACCGCAGTGATCGTCTCGCCGCCAGCCTGCACCAACAAGCGCTCTTTGAGGAGGTTGTAGTATTTGGCTTGCTGCGGAGTCAGCGGCACGTCCCGGGTCATCGTCATCACTGGCGGTAAGTCCAAGCACTGCGCTTTGGTAAACCGTATGGCGGGTTGCAGCGCTTCATGCACCAGCGCCTGTGCCTCTGGCTTTGCCGCCCACTTGTACATGGTCAGCTTGTGCATCACCTTGTCGCGCCAGCCGGTGAAGAACATCGGCACGCCCTCGGGGTTGACGAGCTTGGCAAGGCCGTAGGCATCCACAGGCGACTGCGAAGCAGGTGTGCCGGTCATCATCCATAGGTGCGTCTCAGGTTTGAGGATGGACTTGAGCGCTTTCCATCGTCTTGTCGTGATGTTCTTGTAGGCGTTGGCCTCGTCCACAATCACCAGATCGAACCGCCCATCAGCCATAACTTCATGCGCGATGAGGTTCAACCCATCGTAGTTGGCGATCACGAACTCGTAGTCCTCTTGCACCATCTCGATGCGCCGGGTAGCCTGAGCATGGTGCGCGACTACGGCAGAGCGGTGGATGATGCTGTTGTTCAGATCACCTAGCCACGCCGACTGCATGATGGATAGCGGGCACAGGATAAGACAGCGCCGGACTTTACCAATCGACATCAGATAGTCTGCGGCCCACAGCGCGGAGAGTGTCTTGCCTGTGCCGGGTTCGGAGAACACGAAGGCCTTGCGATGCATCGTGAGGAACGATGCCGTCTCCATTTGGTGCGCCATCGGCTTGTACTTGCCCGGCCAGTTGTAGCGCTTGGTGATGGGCGAAGGCACATCCTTGACGCCTAGGTTTCGCAGAACCCGACACTCATCCAGCCCCCAGTAGACCGCGACTTCATAGCCTCCGTTGACTTCGAAGACTTGGTGCTTGGGGATGACGCTGTATTTGTGTGGGTTGCGAGTGCGAAACAGTAGTGCTTTGTTTTCAACGATTTGCATTTGCTTCTCTTATTTATTGTCGCCTTGGTTGGCGCTCTTTGTTCTCAGTCTCAAGTTGCTCGGCGTGGACTTGCCGCCTTTGCGTAGGGGTTTGATGTGGTCGATGTCTTTACCGCTTCGATCAATACCCTTCTTGTCGTACATGCGCCGAGCGCGTTGGCGCTCATGCTGATCTGAGTCAGGGCCAGACTTGCCAGTCTTTAAGTCCTGTTGATACTCTTTCTTATAGTCGCGTTTAGTTGCCATAAACTTGCTCCTTGACGTGTGCGCTCAAAATGTTTACCACTCGCTCAGGACTTCTGTCTCGCATCACATCATGCAAGAGCCGCATACCTAAGATAGCCGCGCAGGGCGTGTGCATGAGTATGTGGCCGTAGGTTTCGCGGTCTCTGATTGATACCGTCCCGTCATGTTGAACGGCGGTGTCGGCTAAGTCCACGGGCTTGTGGCACACGTGGCAAAGGCTAGAGTTGTTGTAACTAAATTCTTCGTTAGCGAGAAGGCTCATGATGTTTCCTTAGTGTTTAGGGTGACTCGAACATGTGGTGACAGGACACCACGGACATAGGGGCGAGGGCTTGGGGTTCCACACATCTGCGGCCAGCGCTTGGTCGATGCGACCGACACGCTCACGGTATTCCCACCATGCAGGCTCGGCCTCGTCCACAGACATACTGTACTTAACCATATCGTTCTTGACAACAAAGAGTAACGCGGCTTTGACTTTGCGGATGTGCGGCATGTGCTTGAACACCATCATCGCCATGAGCTTGAGTTGCTCGCGGTCTGGGTATTTGTTGTTGCCGGTCTTGTAGTCAACGATCCAAGCTGTCAGGTTCTCATCGTCCACGATGATTAAGTCGGCTATGCCACGCACCCAAACGCGGGAGTCCATCCAGTCACAAGGCTCCAACCGACTGGTCAGCGCCATCTTGTGCTCGACTAGCTTGCGTCCGGGCTTGGCAATGAGAGCGTCAAGGGTAGGCTTGATGAACTCGAACTGTCCCGGTAGGGGCGTTCCATCGCGCACATAGTCCTCGGCGGCTTTGTGTAGTTCAGTTCCGTATCGCGTAGCCTCTGTCTCTTGGAACGGGTAGTTCTTTAAGACCCTGACCTCTTGATAGCGTTTGGGACAACCTTCGTAGTCCTTGAGAGCCGAGTGGCTCCACGATACTGGCTTCATTAGAACCTCGCTGATTTAATAGCTTTAGCTAATCGACTTGCGAAAGCCGATACAAATTTCTCATTCTTATACAGGGGGCTACCCATGT